ATGATCGACAGGATCACAAGTCGAGCGGTCATCGGCCGCTTCTATCGAACCCTCGAGCAGGACGCCGGCGTCGGCTGGGTCAACGCGCTCGGGATGTACTTCGGTTCGGATCAGGCCTCGGAAGAGTATGCCTGGCTCGGCCAGACTCCGGCGATGCGAGAATGGATCGGTGGCCGGCACGCGAAAGGATTCCGCGAGAACGGCATCATCGTCGAGAACAAGCACTTCGAGGCGACGATCGAGATCGCAGTCCGGCACATGCGTCGCGACAAGTCTGGACAGGCCATGCTGCGCATCGACGAGCTCGCCGATCGGGCAAACTCGCACTGGGCTAGCCTGCTGAGCACGCTGATCATCGGCGCCGAAAGCACGGTCTGCTACGACGGCCAGTTCTTCTTCGACACCGATCACGCCGAAGGCGACAGCGGTGCGCAGTCGAACGACATCTCCGTCGACATCTCTGCGCTCCCGACCGAGGTCCACGGCGTTGTCGCCAATCCGTCCGTTGCAGAGATGCAGTTGGCGATTCTGCAGGGCATCTCGCAGATTGCGTCGTTCAAGGATGACCAGGGCGAACCGATGAACGAGACGGCCAACACCTTCGTCGTGATGGTGCCGATCGGGCTGTACATGGTGGCGCAGCAGGCCGCCGCAGTTCCGCGTGGCGTGGATCTCGAACAGCAGCAGGTTCCGGCCGGGATAAATATCTCGGTCGTGCCGAATGTGCGGCTGACCTGGACCGACAAGTTCGCGATCTTCCGGACCGATGGACGCGTCAAGCCGTTCATTCGGCAGGAAGAGGACGGTGTCAACCTGAAGGCGAAGGCGGAGGGCTCGGAGTTCGAGTTCGACAACGACGCCCACCAGTACGGCATCGACACCTGGCGCGAAGCGGCCTACGGGTACTGGCAGCACGCCTGCCTGGTCACGTTGACCTAGTAGCAACGCAGCACAACGCAGTGAGCCAAGAGAGGGGCCTCATGGCCCCTCTCTTTTTGCTGCCGAGGAGAGATCATTGGAAAAGGTAACTGTAAAGCAGACGCTGACCGTCCCTGGCGGCACCGTTGGCATCACCAAAGAGCAGGCCGCGCGGCGCGCTCACTGTCTGGAGAAAGCCGAGAAACAGCCGACGGGGCTGGACAAGGGTTTCCAGGCATTCACTGTCACCAAGCAGACGCAGTTCAAGGTCGGTGAGGAGCTGTACCTGGAGGAAGTCGCGAAGGGCCTTTTCACGTCGGTCACGGTCCAGGGCGAAGACGAGGGTACCGACGGCGGCGCCAAGAAGGATGACGGCAAGGACGGCGGCGCCAAGAAGAAGTGAACGACGACCCATCCATCTACATCAACGCGTCGACTCCGGGCTTTGTCCGCGTCCGTGTCAGCGAGAGCGGTTCGGAGTTCGACGCGATTTTCGATGAATCTGCGGAAGATGACACCTTCCGTCCATCTATCGTCTGCGCTCCTGCCGATGCGACTGGCCTTCGGTCCAGGGATACGACGCTGATCATCAGGGATCGCGCGTTCGAGGTCGTGTCGTCGCACGATGATGGCATGGGTCTGACCACTGTATTTCTTCGCGAGCAGAAGCGATGAGTGATCACAGGGCGATTGCGATACTGGACGCATTTACGACGGCGTTGCTTGATCTCCCGTCAGTGGGCGACAACGTCTTCAAGGGTCGCATTCAGGACTTCGAGAACACGCCGTCACATTCGATCTACCTTGGCCAGTCGACGGCAGAAATCAACAACACGTCGATCGTCGACCAGGCACAGATCATTCGCGACGAGATCACCGTTGCCGGACGCGAGGAAGAGCTCGACGCCGAGCTGCTCAACATTCATCGCGAGGCCTACGTCGCGATCATGGCAGATATCACTCTCGGCTTGCCATTTGTAATAGACACGTTCCTCGTCGGAATGGCGGAGCCTGATTACAACGACGAGGGACGCTACGCAATTCAGACGGCGGTGTTCACCTGGCAGGTCAACTACCGCCACTCCTACTTGGACCCGGGTGCATGAGATGACCGATTCTAACCGCAAGACCAAAACGTACGTGCCGCGGAAAGGCGGCTCGCGCGTGATCGAGCCCGACAAGGGCAAATCCACGAGCAAGGACAGCAAGCACAAACCGGAGGGCGGCAAAGATGCTGGTTAAACAGGGAACACTGCTTCTCAAGATCGAGAGCGCCTACGGTGTCGATGCCTCGCCGATTGCTGCCGATGCCATCCTCGTCGAGGGCGAGGTTGGCATGTCCTACGACGCGGTGCGGACAATCGAACAAGCGCCGGAAAAGGCCACGCTCGGCAAGGAGGAGGACCTCTACGCCGGCAACCTCGTGCGGTTCGAATTCGGGGTCGCGATGAAAGGTTCTGGCGCGGCCGGCACTGCGCCGGAGATCGGTCAGGCACTCAGGGCGTGCGGCCTTGATGAGACGATTGTCGCATCGACGTCGGTTGCCTACGCGCCGGTCAGCACGGCAATCGAGAGTGCGACGATCTATTACTACCATGCCGGCAAGTTGCAGATCGCTCTCGGCTGCCGCGGTAACGTGGACTTAGCGTTCGGCACCGACGACAAGATCATGGCGAATTTCAGCTTCGTCGGAAAGGACGGCGGCGACAGCGATGTTGCCATCGTAGCCGGAACCTACGACAGCACGTCGCCGATCGCGTTCATCGGTGCCTCTGTTGACGTCGGCGGGTATGCGGCGCGCGTCTCGAATCTGAGTCTCGACGTCGGCAACCAGGTCGAGTTTCCGCCTGATGCCAACGCAGCCGATGGCTACTCGGACATCTTTATCGTGGACCGAGACATGACCGGGTCCATCGATCCAGAGCACACGCTGAAGGCCACGGAAGACTGGATCGGCGACTGGAAGAGCATGGTGGACAAGGCCGTCACGACCGGCGTGGTCGGCACGACCGCCGGCAACCTGGTTCAACTCACCGTGCCGACGGCCAGGTATCGCAGCATCGAGTTTGCATCGCGGAACGGTTTGCGGTCACTCGAGATCCCGTTCCGGGCCGTCGGTGACGATTCCGCGTTCACGCTCACCTTTACCTGAGTTCTTCGATGCACGAGACGATAGCAAAACTGATCGCGCCGGAGTGGTGGACGCCGAAGGACGCGGATGGCGAGGATCGGCCAATCAGCCTGCGGATCCGGGCGCTGAATGGACTTGAGTACTGTGAAGCCATGTCGATGGTCGGCCGCGGTGACGACGGTCGGTGGGTAATGGACATCCCGGGTCTGCGATATCTGCTCCGGACCGCTTTACTCGACTGGAAGCAGCCGAGCGACGCAGAGGTTCCGCTGCCCGACTTTTCGATCGAGAACGCCTGGCAGTGTCTCGATGCAGCCCTACTGCCTGAAATTGCGGGGCAAATCATGACGAAGAGTGCGATGACTGACGAAAAAAAAAGAACCTGCACATCGCCTGCGAGGTCGTCAAAAACTCCAAACGGTTCAACTGCGACGAGTGTGAGTGGGGACGATTCTGCGACGGACGAAACCCCGCCCCAATAAAGCAGTGGGTAATACCAGAGGTTATTGAAAGCGATGTGTGTCTTCTACCCATGATCTCGCCGTTGTCGTGGGAGTTGATCGAGATTCACAAACTCTACAAGGACCGGATATTGCCAATTTCTGGCGGGATGTACGAGCAGCCAAACGTCTTCCTAGAGGCGATGACATTGATTGACCACGTAATGAGCCAGCCATGATCGCCGACAATAAGTACACATTCGAGATCATTGGAAACGACAAGACGAAGGCGGCCTTCGCATCGCTTCACAAGTCTATTCGTAGCACGGTGAATGCAGCTGGAGCCATGGGCGCAGGCATCGCGGCAGGCCTTAGCGTGATGGTTGTCCAGTCGACTCGGGCGGGCGCGGAGATGAGCCGCCTCGCGCAGTCTGTTGGCGTTAGCTCTGAGACGATGTCGGAATGGACGCACGCTGCCAAGACGGTCAACGTCGAAGGCGACAAGATGGCCGACATTTTCAAGGATGTCGAGGACAAGATCGGCGACTTCGTAACGACCGGTGGCGGTGCAGCTGCCGATATGTTCGAGAAACTGAATCTCAACGTCAAGGACTTCGTCGGCCTTACGGCAGACCAGCAACTCCTAAAAATCGGTCAGGCGCTGGATAGCGTCAACAGTCGATCGGAAAAAATATTCTTCCTTGAGGCTCTGGCCAGCGATGCAAGCCGTCTGCTGCCGCTGCTCGAGGACAACGGAGAGCAACTGAAGGTACTGGCCGACGAAGCCGAATCTCTGGGCGTATCAATCTCGGATATAGATGCGGCTAAGCTTGAGGCTGCTGCGCGCTCATTTGAGCGCGTTCAAGGCATCATGGCCGGATTTGGCACTCAGGTCGCTGTTGAGGTAGCTCCGATAGTTGAAGCGTTGTCGGAAAGGCTGGTCCAAGCCGCGACGGAAGGTGAGCAACTAGGGGCGCGAATCAGTCATGGATTCCAGGTCGGTGGCAAGGCCGCCGGAATAATGGCCGACGGTGCCCGAGGTCTGCAGGTTGCCTTCAAGGGTGTCGAGGTTATTGGTCGAGGCATGAACTTCGTTCTCGTCAGTGGGTTCGTCAAACTGATCGAGATCATTGGCGATGTCGCCAATGCGATCGTCTCAGGCGTCGTCTCGCCGATCCGCAAAGTCCTCGAGCTCGCCGCGCCGTTCAGCGACATGGCCGCGAATGCGCTGGCCGACGTCGACAACCTGGTCGAAAAGATTGAGATCAAGGTACCGGCTTCGATGCAAGCGTTCGCGGATGCGCAGGCGCAGGCCTTCGACATCGCCCGCGGCGAGCTCCACGACCTGCTGATGCAGGAACTGCCGAGCACGGTAATCAAGGAAAACATCGACCGGATCCTCGCCGAGGCGGACGTCAGGGCGCGGGAGAAGGTCGCCGAGATCCGCGCGAGCATCGCCCAGGACACCGGCGAAGGCGTTTCGGCCGAAACCGAGGATCCCCGGGAGGCGGCTGAGCGCGAGAAGCTGCAGGCCAGGCTGGCGCGGCTGGATGAGCAGTATTTCACGGAGACGCAAAAGCTCCGCCAGAAGCTCGCCGACGAGATTCTGATCATCGGCGAGGCCGAGCAGGCGAAACTGATTACCGAACAGGACGCAGCCAACCGCCGGCTGCGGGCGCTTGAAGGATTCCAAAAGGCGAAGGTCGATCTCGAAAAGCAGGGCTCCAAGGGTGTTCAGGGCGTCCTGCAGTCGAGCCAGGCCATCATCCAATCCTTTCAGTCCAGCGGCAGCAAGAAGCTGTTCAAGGCCCAGAAGGCGGCATCGCTCGCCCAGGCGACGGCAGAGCTCCCGTCCGCGATCATCTCGTCGTACAAGAACGCCGGCGGCTATCCCTTCGGCATTCCGGCGGCAATTGCTATGGCTGCCGCCGGTGCTTCTCAGATAGCCGCCATCGCGCGCGCCTCGATCGGTGGCGGTACCTCGAGCAGCTCGTCGGCATCGGCCGGCGCCGGCACGACCGGCCAGGCGCCGAGCGCGTTACCTGCTGGCAACCTGGAGCGCATTACCCGCGACTTTGACCGCTCGGACCGGGACCGGCCGCAGACGATTGTCCAGTTCAATATTGACGGTGATGTGCGGACCGACTCGGCGCAGGCAGTCCTCGACGAGATGCGGACGATGATCGAAGACAACGACGTCGTGCTGTTCGGGCCAACTTCGCGGCAGGCGCTCGAGATCGTTGGCGGCTGACGATGTTCATCGACTACACAGCAACCCGTGAGCCCGATGGCAGCGGCGATAGCCATATCGACCACGGCATCCAGCCACCGAAGCGAGTGCCGCAGGTCGAGTCGGACGAATCGGACTCGATGTCCGGTGTTTCGCGTGAAACCCAGCTGCATCGCTACCAGTTTGAATGGGCGATTACATCGTTGCCGGTACCCACGGCCGATATCGGTCGCTGGCGGGAGTTTTTCGGTAGTGTGCTTGCCCGCGAAACATTTACGATCGATATTTTCGGCACGCAGGCCTCGCCAGACAATCCCATCACGGCGTCCCTGGTCAAGGGCACCTGGAACGAAACGCGAATCGGGCCGGGCTACTACCGCTACTCCTTCCGCGTACTCGAACGCTGATGCGCACCAACTCGGCCGCATTCGACGAGTTCAATCAAGCCTCGTCGAAGTCCCTGCGCCTGGTCATCAAGATCAATTTCCCCGCGCCGATCTATCTCACATCGCACGCCGACATCCCCAACATTCCAGCCAATCGTATCGACGATTCGCTTATGAACGTCTCCTCGACGTCGCAGCGGCTCGTTCCCAAGGACGGGCGCTCCGAGATCGGATCGATGTCGTTCTCTGTCGTCGACGTCGCCGGTGCCGTCACGACAGAGTTTCGATCACAACAGGCAGCCGGTAACGGATTGAACGGCCGGACCGTCGAGTTGTACCGCGGCGGCGAGGGCATGGACTGGGCGGAATTTCGCCTCGAGCAGACGCAGCAGATCGACGGCAACGTCGCGTTTTCGAAGGGCGCCTACAAGGTCCAGTGCGCCGACATCCAGCGGAGTCTCCGTGCGGACATCAACGACCTCGCCAAGACCTTCCTGTCTGCCGACATTGACGCCGCCGCGACGACAATACCGGTGTTCGACGCGGCCGACTTCGAGGCGTGCTCGCACGTCGCCAGCTTCAGCGATCAGGGGTCGGGCTCTTTTTTCTACATCCGGATCAAGTACTCGGATGGCTACGAGATTTGCCGGGCAACGGGGAAGACGGCCACATCCTTCACCGGTGTCACCCGTGGAGTACTCGGAACGAAGGCGGTTCCTCACAGCGCGACTGGCGATGCGAGCGAGACGTCAGGCGTCGAGATCGAGGAGTACGTCTATCTCGAGCTGCCGGCAGCGGCAATGGCCTACGCCCTGCTCACGGGCGACATCATTGGTGGCGGGACCATTCCTACGCGGTGGTCTCTCGGGATCGACACCGCAGATGTCGATATCGCCTCGTTCCAGAATATTGGCGAGGACCTGTTCGACTCGTCGGACTACACGAAGGGGCTGATTCTCCGCTTCAACGGCCTCAAGAAGACCGACGGCAAGCGCTTCATCGAACGGGAAGTGTGCCTGCTGGCAGGCCTGTTCATGCGTGTCGGCGCGGACGGAAAACTCTATTTGCGTCGCATGACCGGCATCATCAACTCGGCGGACTACGTGGCCGAATTGAATCCGGACAATGCGATCACACACGGCGACGCCGTCTATGACCTCTCCAAAATTCGGAACAAGTTTGATATTCGGTGGTCGTACGTGGAGTTTCCTGGCGAGTCCGAACCGCGGTACCTGCGCCGGAACTTTCTCAGTGACGCTACATCGATCGCCATTCACGGCCAGTCGAAGCCAATCCAGTTCGAGTTCAAGGGTCTCCACAACGAACGACACACGTTCACGACCCTGATCAATCGTTTCGACGCGTTGCGCGATCGCTACGCGGGCCCGCCGATGATGATGTCGTTGCAGCTCATGCCGTCAATGAACGACGTCGAGGTCGGAGACATCGTTCGGCTTCGGTTCCCGAACGTACGCGACTACGCGGGCGCATCGACGCTCGACCGTTCGGCCGAGATCCAGCGCGTCAGGATCGATCAAAAGAGCGGGCGCGTCTCCGTCGACGTCTTTGGGTCTACGCTGAAGGCGGACCCGATCGCGGACTCCGATGCGGGCGCCGCGAGCGAGCTGCCGGACGGCTGGTACGACTCCGAGGGTACCGAGCTTACGGCTGCCGGCCTGTCGATTGCTGGTGGCATACTACAGGCCAGCGGTGCCCTCGCGGGTGGTACGACGACACGCACGATCTTTTACTACCTGGGGGATCTGACGATTGCGTCCGATCTGACGCTGACGCTCACCGGGAATGTCGAGCTGCGAATTCGCGGCACCCTACAGGTAAACGGTACGATCGACTGCAACGGCGGCATGCCTGGCAATACCGCTGGTTACATCGGTACGACGTTCGGCGGGCAGGGCGTCAACAAGGACACCAACCGGCTGTTGCCGGCACCGCGGGTCTTTGGAACGAACTCGGCGACACCGGTTCTCGATATCGAGAACGACGCGGGGGTCCTGGTTGGAATTCCCGCCGACATGCGCGGATCCGGCGGCGGCACGGGACAGGGTGTCTGGGCCACGATCGAGAGCATATTCGGTCAGGAAGCGGTAGGCGGGGCCGGGGGCGCAGGTGGCGGATCGCTGGTCACCGTCTCTCGTGGCGTTGCCTACGGTGTTGGCGGCGTCGTAGATCTCTCAGGCGAAGACGGAACCGTTGGCGGCGTATATCTTGGCGACGATGCCGGATCCGGCGGTGGTGGCGCGCCTGGTGCGCTGGTGCACGCCCTTGACGGTCGGACCGTCAGTTTTCCCGTGCTGGCCGGCAACGTGGTCGCCGAGTACGGCGTTTCGCCGGAAAAGAACTCGAAGGAATACACTGCCGGCAAGGCCCGCGCGGCCGAGGTTTTCGATCTGGGTCCAGCGGCAGCACGCGTCGCGTATGTGCCTGTCAGCCGCACGCCGTACCCGGATGCGCTCCTGGGCCTGCAAGGCTCGTCAATCGACCTGGTGTTTCAGCGGGCGCTGTCACAGCCGTCGACGCCAGCAGTGTCGGACGGCGTTCCTTCCGGCTGGTTTGCCGCCGTCTCATCGGTGCCCGCGGGCCCGGGAGTGATATGGACGTCGTACGGCGAGCGCCCGAGCGGTGAAAGCTCCTATGTCTGGCAGACGCCCGTGCGCGTGGAAGGCGATGCCTTTGTTTCGGCGTTGATTCTGTCTCCTCGCGACTGGACCGTCCCGGTTGCAGATCCAATGGGTCCGTTCTCCGTTCGTACAGGTGACATCGCAAATAGCTCGATGCACAACGACGTCGCTGGCCCGTTCGCGGAATACCCGCTGACGCTTCGGGTCGTCGGAGATGGAACGGCGTCTGGCTGGTACACGCAATGGCAAGCCGACTTCGCCTACGACTTTCAAAAGTCGTATGTCTTCTATCTCTGGGTTAGGAAGATTGGCAGTCCGCCGTCGAACGGACTGTATGTAGGTGCTGATACTGGCGGCGCTGTCGAAAACATGGATGGCACGCCGACGTCGAACGGGTACTTCATCCCGAATCGCGGCGATACATTGATAGCGGACAAATGGTACCTCGCTGTTGGACTCATCTGGGGCGAGGACGCCGTCGCAGATGATCAGGGAAAGGCCGGCCTCTACGATCCACAAACCGGCGAACGCGTGTCTGCTGGAAACGAGTTTCGATGGACCGCGCAGAACGATACGGCGCTGGTCCGATTCGGATTCTTCGAGAACGATACGGCTGCGTCGAGCTCCGATGGATATGAGTTCTGCCGACCGACGTTGCTGGTCCGAAATGGCGACGAGCCGAGCATCGCGGCCGTGCTTGGCGCCGGAGCAGTCCGGGGCGAGTACCGGGACATCATATTCAGGCGCTCACCGACGAAGCCGGCGACGCCGACAGGCAATTCACCGTCCGGATGGACTGACGATATTCCGGGCGGGAGCGGGACAGTCTGGGCCAGCACCGGCACGAAGACCGCGTCTGGCCAGCTGGTCGGCTTGTGGTCAACGCCGCAAAGGTTCAGCGGACCTACCTTCAGGGAAGCGTATTCCGCATCCGTCGATTACGTGCGCGACGACGTCGTTTCCTACGAGGGAAGGTCGTACATCCTCACAGTTGAGACCTCGACTGGAAACGCACCTTCCGGGACGAACTCTGGCAATGCGTTCTGGGACCTAATCGCTGCAAAGGGCGATTCCGGTGAAACGCCGTCCGCTTTTACTGACACGATCGCCGTGACCGGCACCGGTCCAGTTACGCTTCGATCGTTGGCTGATGCCCAAGGGTACGACGGCATCGGTGATGCGACGGTCACCTTCACGGTCGCGAACGGCATTACGCTGACTGGCAACGCCGGTTCCTCCAACGGCGGCAACGCCGGGCACGCAATCTACACGGGCTCCTGGCCGGCGGGCGCGACCATCGATCTTGAACTACAGATCAGCGGCACCGTGCGTGGCGGAGGCGGTGGTGGCGGCCAGGGCGGTTACTCGAGCAACGGTGCGGCCGGTGGAAACGGCGGCGATGCAATTTTCTGTTCAGAGGACATCGACATCACCGTCAATTCTGGCGGCCTTGTAGAGGCGGGCGGCGCCGGCGGTGGCGGTGGTTCCGGCGCTGTGGAGCCCACTGAACCGTTTCGAACCTACGGCGGTGGTGGTGGCGGAGGCGGTGAACCGAACGGAGCGGCCGGATCCGGCGGCGACACGATCGACCTTGACGGTTCCGCGGGCTCCGCGGGGACCACCTCTGGCGGCGGATCCGGCGGTGCTGGTGCGAGCCCGTACGCGGGCGATGGCGGTGATGGCGGTGACACGAACACGGATGGCGACAGCGGCCAGAGCAGCGGTTTCGGCGGCACAGGCGGCGGCGGTGGTCTGAAGGGCTACGCGATTCGCAAGAACGGCAACACAGTTCCGGTCACAAACAACGGCACGATCACAGGTACCGAGGGATGAATACTGATCAGCTTTCCCGCGAACTCAAATCCGACGAGGGATGGGTGCCGCATGCGTATCAGGACCATTTGGGATTCTGGACACTCGGCTACGGCTTTCTCGTCGACGAGCGAAAGAACGGCCGCATCCCGGAGAAGGTCGCCGACTACTGGCTGCGCCACGAAATCATGGAGCGCTGGAGCCAGCTGGTCGCGCGTCGGCCGTGGATTGTGCATCTTCCTGACGACGTCCAGCGGGCGCTCGGCAACATGGCGTACCAGCTCGGCGTCAATGGTGTCCTGAATTTCCGAAAGATGCTGGCCGCGCTCGAGTCTGGAGACCGTGATAGCGCCGCTGACGAGGCCTTGTCATCCCGCTGGGCCACCCAGACCCCCAAGCGCGCTAGACGCGTATCCGCACTTATCCGAGGCGAGGAAACGCAATGAAACATTTACTGATCTACCTGGCACTGTTTTCGCTGATGGTCGGCTGTTCGACGCTCAACGAATACGAGCGTACGGCCCGACTGACGACAATGTACGCCACCATCAAGGTGGTTGACGACGACCAGGCGAAGGCCGAACGAGTCGAGGAAATCGCGGGCGAGGTCAAACGCTACGCGCAGGACGCGGAGCTGCTCACCATCGACGCGCTGATCGACACGACCCGCTCGCTGATCGACTGGTCGAAACTGGACGCGGCGGATCGATTGTTGGTCGATGCCCTGCTGCTGGAACTCGAGGATCGGCTGAAAGAGCGCTTCGGCGATGACACGGTTCTCGAGGATCTCCGCCTGACCGTGGACAAGGTAGCCGACTGGGTCATCGAAGCGGCGCAGATGATATGAAAGTCATCGGCGTCAACGGTATCCGGACGCACGGCGCGACCAGTACCGACCTGGTATTGACCGAATTGGACCGCCGTGGGTTTGACACTGTTGACGTCCGACTGCCCTGGCGCAGCGTTTTCACGGCCAGATTCGGCGGCAAGAAGGACGGCGAGCTGGTTGCGGATTTTTCGGAGCCTGGCGACATACTCGTCGCGCACAGTTTCGGTTGTCTTCGGTCCTGGCACGCGCACCATCTGGTCGACTACTCGCTGATTGTCTGCATTGCGCCGGCGATGCCTCGACACGCTCAGTGGCGACATCCCAGCCGCGTGCAGTGCTGGTTCTCGCCGGATGATCTGGCGGTGCGGGCGGGCACGTTCTTGTTCCTGCATCCGTTCGGCTCGGCAGGCACGAAGGGATTCCTGCAGGCCGGTGTTCAGCATTACGCTGCCCCGGGCTCTGGGCATGGTGACTACTTTCAGGGCGCCAGGCTTCGGGTCCTGGCCGATCGAATTACCGATGCCGCCAAGTCGGTGCACCAGTGAGCGTCAAGACGATAGGATTTTGGATAAAGGGAGCCAACCATGTCCGATGTTGAAGAACACTGGCACCTGGACAAGCGTGTACCAGTAACAATCATCTTCTCGCTGGTGCTGCAAACGGCGGTCTTTGTGTGGATGCTGTCAACGATGCACGCACAGATCGAGCAGAATGACCGGCGTCTCGCAATGCTCGAAACGCGCACAGAGGGCCAGCGCTCGACCACGACTGTCAATACCACAGCAATCGCCGTCATCAACGAGAACTTAAGAGGCGTGACAGACACGCTAAAGCGGATAGAGACCAAGCTCGATGAGAAGTGACTGTGCCAAATAGGTACGCCAAAGAGCGTGACCGCCTTCGAACCGCGTTGAAAAAGGCCTCGACATCCGATCGATGCACGATCGAGGAAAGGCTTGAAATCTACAGCTTATCCCTTCTCCGAACCCTCGATATGCTTGCGGCCGACGCCGACGTTTCGGTCGAAACGAGGAACTCCGATGACTGAGAAAACGCCGCGCCACGGCCATGACCCCATTCCTATGCGCCGCCGGATCCGCTGGGCCGATATCGAACGACCAGGCGATTACTGTTTCTCGTACGCGGACGACAAGATCGTCGCAATCTGGCTGGCGGTCCCCACTGGCCGCAGGATGAAATATGAGTTCTCGCGGATCCCGATCACGGGCGACGAAGCGTGGCAGTGGGACGGAAACAAGGATTCACCCACACTGACACCCTCCGTTCATGCGGTCGGGCACTGGCATGGCTGGGTGCGGGCGGGCGAGCTCGTCGAGGCCTGATCACTGCCGGATCCTATCCCGTCTCAATCAGGTTCTCTAATTGATCCCGTATCTCGTCTGCATTGCAGCCCACTACATCACCAGGCCCGGTGATGAGAGGGATAGCCGCCCGCCGGTCGGCTTCAATATGGCTCGCGCCATCACCATGGCTCGTCGGGCGGCTACGTTCAAAGTCGGGAGCGCGGCGGTCGAATTTAGGCCGGCTGGCGCTCATCACATGGCTCGCCGCGCTCCCTTCAAATTGATATGTCAATGGCTGTCCGTGCCATGCCTTGTGGACGTCGTGAATCAGGGCCTTCACCATCGTCCGCCTGGCGAGCGCAAAGGCGTGCCCGTTGCTGCGCCCTGCGGCAAGCTGCCTGGCCTTCGTCTCGCCGTACACGACGCCGTAGGGGCCGGTCGGGTGGGCCGGGATGTTCTCGGAGCGGCCTTTCTCGCTTTCCTTCAGCTTCTCGCCGTTCGGCCCGCGCTCGGCGGCCCACTGATGTTTCAGCAGCGGGTCGAATATGATGCCGATGATCCGACCCCGGGTCGACCGCGGCACCATCGCGCCCGTGCGCTTCTCACCTCTAGGATAGGCGCTGTCCGGCGCCAGCCCAAACCGCTTGTAGATACGACGCACGCCGGAGTACCGCTTGCCTGGCTCACGTGCTTCGGTCGGAACAATGTCGTCTGTCAGGTCGCCGAACTCGCCGATGATGCAGCCCAGGTGCCATACGCTAAAGCCCTTGATGTGCTTCAGGCGCTCCCATGCCGGCAGGCTTTTGACAGAACTCTCAACCCGCTTCCGACTCTGCTTGCGCTCCATCTCGAGCGACTGCCGGGCCGGGTGCAAGCCAATCACCATTGGCGCCAGATCCTCGTGCAGCGAGGATGTCAGCGTCGCTGCTACTTTCGAGAGTTTTTCCGGGTCTGCCTCGATGCCTTTCTGAATCTCTTTCACGGCCTGCAGGGCTGCGGTGTTGAGTCGCTTCCTCCCCTTCTCGTCCATATCGGGCAGCCAGTTCGTGAGGTGTATCCGCCCGAACGAAACGAGCTTTTGATCCAGCGCCGAGCGCTCTTTCTCAGCAAACTTCGCCAGCCGGTAGTTGAGCCGGATTTTATCGATATTGTCCGCGAACCCACTCATGACGATTGCTCCAGCGAGCGCCGCTTAACCGCCTGGCTGCTGGCCTGCTTGACGGATTCGACCTCATCACGGGCCGCCGCTATCACGGCGGGATCGGCGAAGTCTTTCAGTGGAACGTGCAGGCCGCGCCAGCGGACCTTGTCCAGGTGCTTTTTCAGCGTCGACGTGACGCCGCTGACGACGCAGAGGTTGAGGTAGTCGTACTGCGTAATCTCGCCGTACGTCTTGTTGAAGTTGGCCATTACGCGCTCGTCGAATACGCTGCGGGCAACGCTCCGGGCGGCAACCTTCGATATCCGGCTTGCGGGCGCCGGCTTCTTCGGCGCGACACTGCGTGGCGGTGTAGGGTCAGTGGGTAAACGGTCCGCGATTCCCTGGCTGTCGAAGACGCTCTGGCTCGCCGCACCCACTGATAATTTGGTGGCATCCGACTTCTGTCGGATTGTGACCTCTACACGGCGTCGAATTGTGGTGTCACCGATCAGCGCCAGCAGGGCTTCCCTGTCTTCGCGAACGGCCATCTCAAGGTATCGCATGGCGGTCGGTATCTTTCCGTCTGCGCGCTTCCAGGCATGTTCGACCAGACAGTTCAGTCGGGCCCTGCCGACGGCGACGCCAGCGTGTCGGAGTTGATCTGTGATTCGTGTATCGGTCATTTTCTGTTTCCTCTGCTATGGCTCCGGATCGGAGTTCGTGGTGAAGGTGCCGCCCGCCGGTCGGCCTCAATCTGGCTGTCGCTTAGCGTGTGGCTCGGCGGGCGGCGTATTTCTGTTAGGTGCCAGTGGGCCGGTCGCCCTCGAGTTGGCTGTCAGGCTCGTCATGGCACGGCCCACTGGCTTGTAAGGAGGGAGCGCGGCGGTCGTCAGCGTTTTGGCTATCGATGGGCCACTGGCTCGCCGCGCTCCCAAGATTGAAATGTCGGCCACTCACAGACCTGCGCGCGCTATCCGCTTCTGCTGGTCGTGATGCGTCGAGCACTCCGCTTGCCGCACCTGGCGGCGAGGCAGTCGGCTGCCCGTCACCTCGTAGACCATGTAGCCGCCATCGCGCTCGCAGGCCGATTCCTGGGTGTACGCCGCCTGGCGCCGGTAACCGTCCGAGGTCGTGCAGGCGGACACCAGCAGCATCGCGAGGACGCCGGCGAGCGCCGGCATCGTCCTGCGTGTCATCCACGTGGCATTTTCGAGCCGGGTTCGGGAATGGCTCAGGAAAGGACGGTTGTGGCGGCCAGAAAAAAAGCCCTTCAATTCAGCGGCTAAGCGCCTGAATCCTGAAGGGCTTTCTGATGCTGATTTGGTGCCGAGAAGAGGACTTGAACCTCCTACACTACCTGCATAAGTATTCGTTTTCATTGACCTTCTCCAAACGTGAGGCCGGCAAGGGGCACGTGCGTGGCACTTCCCTCCACCCAGCGGCCATAGTGGCGAAACAGCGTCAGGACCGATTTGTGGCCCATTTGCGCTGCGACGAAGTGAGGGCTCGCGCCCTGGCTGAGCATGTTGCTCGCGTAGGTGTGGCGTGTCTGGTACTGGATTCTGCGGCGCACGCCGGCCTTCTTGCAGCAGTAGTCCAGGGCTCGCTGTGACGGCTCGTAGCGCGTCAACGGCCGCTTCGTGTTCGGATTCCAGAATATCTCATCGTTGAACGCCGTCAGCGCGCGCTGACGCTTGAGCGCGGCTTTCGCGGCCGGAGAGAGCTGATGCTCGCGGTTGCTCGTGACGTTCTTGGTGATCTTGTTCTGGCCCTCCACGCGGGCGCGCTGCACATGAAGGATGTCGCCGGTCCAGTCGCTCCAACGCAGCGCGTACAGCTCAGACGTACGCAGTCCGGTGAACACGGCCAGGGCGATGTAGTTTCGCCAGTCCGGCCGGTGCTGTTCCGCCGCCGCAAGTATCTTGGATATCTCGGTCTCGTTGAAAGGGTCTACTTCGTAGTCGGTGCGGCGCTTCTCGTACGGAATGAGGTTCCGCAGGTTGACCCGCTCGAATGGGCTGCGTTCGATATCCCCGTCTTCGACAGCGCGCTCGAAGATAGCCTTCACCGGGATCGAATAGTTGCGAGCGGTTTTGAGCGAAACATCCATCTTTCGGAACATTCGGCGCACATGCTCGGGGCTAACATCACGCACCCGGAGGCTGCCGAGCTCGGGATACACGAAGTTGTTCGTGCACTTCCAGTACGAGTAGTAGGTGCTGTGCGGTTTCGACCGCTTCATGTCATCGAGCCATGAATCACCGACGTCGCGGACTGTCCTCGCGGACAGCCCGTGGCCGAAAAGCGATGCGCGCCGGGATTCAGGAAAGTGCTCGTGATACTTGAACGTGCCCTTCAGGATGGAGTCCTTCACCGCGCCCAGGCGATGTGCGGCGATGTTCACGTGCGACTTCTTCGTCGGATCCAGACCGGTGAACGTCTCGCGGCAGCGGACGCCCATGTACGAGAACTGCACCTGAATAGACGTCTTCCCAGAGGCGTACTGTCGCAGGTAAATGCCGGGGCTTAGCTTCTTCAACCGCTCTCTACCCATCGATCCGCCTCCGGAAGATTTACCCAGAGCCTACGACTCTTGACCTTCACATGCACGCCTCGGACCCACTGACCCTTTGCAACCCGCGTCTCAACGGCGTTTTTTGTCTCTCCGGTCAGGGCGCAATAGGCCTCGAGCTTGATCCATCGTTTCGGATAAATCAGCGTTTCAGCGGTGGCGGCGGCGGCAGGCATAGGTTTCAGTGCTGCCCGCCGGCACACTCACACGGCTTTGCGACCCAGGTGCCGTTCCGCAGGCGGTAGCGCATCTTTCGGTAGCACCATGCACAGCGTTTCACTTCTGCTTCTCCTGGGCGGGCGGCGGCGGGTCTCTCTCCGGATAGGCTGCTTCCTGATCGGGTCCGACGGCAACCAGGTGTTTCGATAAGCACCGGTAGCATTCTCGGCGCCAACCCACAGGCGATAGCCATTCGGACGGCCTGTGTCGCCATAGGTGCCAGCAGCGGTATCTGAAAATGTCGAGGATTTTTTTAACCATCGCTCTGATCCTTTACGGCAGTAAGCCGAAGAACCCGCCCGTCCGCGAGGTCGATACGACCCTCCTGCTGACCGTGACCGCAGCAACTGGCGACTGTTTCAATACCGCCAGCATTTAGGGCGGCGACAATTTGATGGACGCGAGGATCACGTTGCGGCGAAGGTACTCGTTTCGGTCACTCACTCTGCTCACCTTGGTCAGTATTTGCGATTTCCAGAAGCACATCGGCGTGGCACGGCTGGTCAAGCGGGCACCAGCACGCAAGGTTCTTGCCACGCAGATGTTCACGGACCTGCCGCCTCGTTTCGGCGCCAAAGTTCGCCGGCGCATCATCATCTACGCCGATCCAGTACCGAAAGTCCTCGACCGCTTTCTGCGCTGACCCAGATTGTTCAACTGTGAAACGGTTTCCCCACCGAGAGGGCCGTCCGACATAGACCGTATTCGGCGGCATACGCCAGCCCTTCGTGCGCTTTCGTTGGACCCTGATAGGTCGCTCAGTCATTTGCCACACACTCCGCACGGCAACCGAGCCCAATCCCCATGCATGCAGGGAACCTCGCCGCCGTAGCACATATACATATCGTCGATGCAGGCTGATTCCCACGAATCAGGATCTTCGCCGTCGCCGCACTGCCAGCATGGACAGGTGCACTCCGCGTGGATCTCAAAGCATTCTTCGCAGTAAAGCGGGTCAGGATTAGTCATTCGCTTGCCTCGGTTGGGCGGAACAGTTTTCGCAAGTATGCTTGCCACCCTCCCATGTGCCGCAGCGGCCCCAATGGAATCCACCTTCGCAGTGACCGCAAAAACCGGCCTCACTGTGGTCAAGGTAATCACCACAAACGACGCATTCACCGCATGGCATTTGGTCATCCACTCTGTTTGTCCTCGGGTGTCGGTTGGGCGCGGAAGGGAGTCGAACCCTTCTTCGTCACGGCGACGCCGCCGCAGACTACCCAGATGGCGAAATCACGTGCTTTCGCCCACGCCATTACTGCCTGTCCTCTGCAGGGGCTAAGTCCCGCACATCAAACGAGTCGCTGGTCTTGTTGCGGAACGCTGCCACGTAAAGGCCGCGCTTCGGGAATCGCATGAACGGGTAGTGGTCCATGCGGTTGCGGCCCTGCCGGATCGTCTCGGCAACGCATGACAAGATCGACTCGTCAGGCTGTGACGACCAGTTGTTCACGATAATCCGTGATTTCTTAGGCATCGCGCCTATCTCCAACTGTAAATTCGTACTCAATGCCGCCGCTTGGAGCGGATACACGGCGGCGATTCACATAACCCTTGTCGAACAGGCGTCGCATGACCATCGACGTATGACTCGGGCTGAACCCGAATGCGCTGGTGACGTCGGCCGAACAGAACATGTCGTGACCGCCAAACTGGTCGAGGACTTGCGCCTCCTGATCGGTCAGTATGAAGCGTTGAACCTGATCACGATGCTGCAAAAGCATTCTGCGAATCTCGTTATTGGTCATTCGCCCGCCCTTTGTCCCCGTCCGTCTGCGGACCGTCGCCAAGCAAACGGCAACGGTTCCGGCAGTTGACGCATCCGCTTCGCGTGCGCGCGTCGCTCGGCGCGATTCATCCTAATCGCCATTCGCCTGCTCATCGCCGGCAGCGGAAAGCAGTTCGATAAGTTTGTCGGCCATATATTTATAAGCCGCGCTCTCCGCGCTCTCCGCGCTCTCCGCGCTCCACGCCGCGCTCTCCGCGCTCTCCGCCGCGCTCTCCGCGCTCTCCGCCGCGCTCTCCGCCGCGCTCGCCGCGCTCTCCGCCGCGCTCCACGCCGCGCTCTCCGCCGCGCTCCACGCCGCGCTCCTCGCCGCGCTCGCCGCGCTCCACGCCGCGCTCCTCTCCGCGCTCCTCGCCGTGCTCCACGCCGCGCTCGCCGCGCTCTCCGCCGCGCTCTCCGCCGCGCTCGCCGCGCTCGCCGCGCTCGCCGCGCTCCACGCCGCGCTCCACGCCGCGCTCGCCGCGCTCTCCGCCGCGCTCCACGCCGCGCTCCACGCCGCGCTCGCCGCGCTTTGATTGGCTGGATACCCTAGGGTTAACGGCACCAATACGGCTGCACACTGCGATACCGCGCCCTTCACGAGTTCGTGATGGTATTCGCCAATACCACTGTCGGTCAGAAGCCAGTGCACAAACTGCCAACCAACGCTAGACAGGTCCGCGCCCGGTTCAATCGCCGACAAGAACCGCTCAGGCCACGCCTGCGAGTCGCCGTTCGGCAAGCCCTCAAATATCGTGTCCTTAAGCCTCGCGAGCATTTGCGGAATACCCAGTTCGGTTTCGTAGCGCACGTGGTCGTAACCCTCCAGCGTGCAACCGATGGCGCAGCCCTTGCCGTCTTCCCATCCTGTGCCCTTTATTAACTCGTCGGCCGCACGATGGGCGGCAACGCGGTCTAAGTACTTCTGTTTGATAGCAGGGTCATCGTGAAATGCTTTCATCTACTGTCCTTCGTCAGCGGGAGAGACGACGCCCGGCCGTCTCTGACGTCTACTGCTGATTCATCGGCCAGCCTGTGTCGCGCTGCCTCGTGCAGCGCTTCAAGTCGATTATCTCGTTCCTGTGTTTCCACCTTTCCTCCTCGCGGGATCAGCCCGCTGTGTGTGAAATCTCCTGTTGTCGTGCGTCAGCCACCGTACGGCTTTGGTGCAATCTCAAACTTGGCAGCCAGCGGATGCAGCGGAGTCCCGTCGCCGTCCAGGCCGAGAACGTAGGTTTTGCTCAGCCGCTTCAAAACACGCGAGACCAGCCTGCTGTCTACCGAAGGGCCCCAGGCGGCTACAGTGATATTTGCGAGATTCGATTGCGCCTCGATATAGATTTCATTCATCTCGAGCGCATCCTCCGACGGCTGTTTGTGTCGGTCCATCAAGGGATTGATATAGCCCAACAGAAGTTGACGATATCCCCACGCACGGCAAAACGATGCACAGCGACGAACGGTTATCTCGCGGGACTGTCCATGTGCCGGGAGCGGGCGCGGCAGCACAAAAAGCGCGCTGCCATCGAGGTCAGTAAAGACTTCGTGCTCAACGCTGTAGCAGTAACGGCCACAGCTTGATAGTGATTGCTGGTAACTTCTGGAGACCTCCATCACGCGCTCACCACCAGCGCCGCAATTCCCATGCCCAGGAGCAGCAGCCACATCACCACCCAGACAGCTGCGAGGATCGCTGTGGGCCCGACTCTGCGACGACTCACTATTGCCCCTCCATCGGTTGCCTTGCGACGCAGGTGCCGAAATGCGATGCGTGACGATCGCCGTCGTATAGTTCGTCGTCTGCGCGCACCGTATCGGCATCGACAGGCATCGATTTGCCACGTTTGGTCGGCAGGAACACGATCGGTGTGCCGCAGCCTCGGAATCGACAGTCGACAATCTCGTGATTGCCTATCGTTCTGCTCTCAAAGTACTGCACGATTTCGACGTGTATCGCGCCTCGTGCCTCGGTAGACCTGGCGGACCGCAATTGCCGTATGTAGGCGTTTGGGATGCGATGCCAGTGTGCGCCGCAGACGATTTTGGGGCGTGCCACCTCGACGTCGCAGAGCGGGTGCAGGCATGTGCGAATCATTGCTCGTCACCGGCCTGGTGAATATTTTCGATCGGGCTGGCCCAGAGCTCGCGGACCATGTCCGGCACCCCGGGACGAAGCATGAGCCGATCACGCCATTCGCCGGCCGGCACATCAGGCGGATCGAACGCGTAGCCGATCAACTCGACAATCTCCGGTTTCGTAAAGAGCTTCACGTAGTCGTCACTGGTTTCCCAGAACGATCCAATCTCGATCGACAGATATAGCGCGAGCTCCCGACGTTGCGGAATATCGAGCGAGCGAATTGCAGCTTCAACGACGCATTCCGCGTCCGTCCCGGAAAGGTCGCTGCTCAGATAAGCGGTCAGCGTGCCGCGATTGAGTGTTGCGGGCAGCGCCTCGAGTGCCCTTCTACAGTCATCACTCCAATTTCCCGGTGCGGCGCAGTGCCGCATGAAGTGATGATCATGATCGACGACTGTCCCCTCAACCGGGTAGTCGCTCGCGATATAGGCCAGCAATGGCAGGACGATCGTCTCGGCGACAGGCTGCTTGCAGGTATCAACCAGGTGCGGGAGCAGCTGGTTATCGATGATCTCCAGTATCCGCTCACGTCGTTTCTCAGCCTTCGCGTGCTGCCGGGCGAGGTTGTTGTAGCAGGGCGGATAGAAGCACGTCCGCTCCGCTCTTTCGCTGTCACCGTCATACGAGGCGTTGTGGTTGTGCGGACAATCGTTGCAGGCCTCGGTGTCAAAGCTCGCTGAGCGCAGACGGTGGTACAAATCATAATTCCGGCGCTGGAGCGCCACCGCACCGCCTTTTGCTGGCTTGATCTTCTTAGGCGCAACTTTCGCGGGATCCGTCTCGGCTTTCTTCTTCGGTGTCTCGGCCGAGTCTTCGCCGTCGTTGCCGGCTACTTGCGCGAGCGCGTCGACGCGCTTGGCCTTGAGTTTTTCGGAGTCCTTGCACCAGCCGATCTTGTTGCCATTGCCGTCGGTCACGGTAAGCATGCATTCACAGTTCTCGCAGCCGTCGCCCTTCTGCACGCGCTCGCAGACGATGCCGAGCTCGTCATCGATCGCCCACCGAATGTACTCCGGATCGACTCGTTCCCACTTCTCCTCGACGGCGCCTTTCGAAATCTCGTCGACGATGTCGGGATACTCCGCGATCGCCACCAACTCCCGGGCGACAGACTCAACGAGCTCGCCGGCACGGACACGTTCCAGGGTTTCCTCCGGAAGTTTGAGCAGGCGTAGCGAGTTCGATATCGCGGATCGCGACATCGTCATCCCATGCTGTTCAAGCAGCGCGCCGACCTCTTTGAGGCTCAAACCCTTGTCGCGCAGCTTCTTGAGCGCCGTAGCACGGTCGACGGGATCGAGATCCTCGCGAAGGTTGTTCTCGGCGAGCTGGTCGATCAGCAGGTCGTTGCTGTCGCCTGCCGCCTTGCTGGCCCGCCAGCGGCGCTCGCCAGTCTTGATCAGAAACTCGTTTGGCCCCGACGGAACAACGGTGATTGCCTGAAGGACGCCGCGGGCTGCGATGTTTGCGGCGAGCTCGTCGAGCGGTTTCGGGCGAAACGTCTGTCTCGGTTGATGCGCATCGGGCAGTACCTGGTCGATCGGGATCTCGGTCACGACGCCGGGTTTCAGGTCTATGGTTTGCAATGCGGTCTCCCTCGAAAGTAGTGGCGGGCGCGGTTGAGAAGGCCGGCCACGGCATCAATCTGCAGCTCGTAGAGATTGAATCTGGCGCGCGGGCTGTCCACGTCGATGAAATCGCGGGCCCGTTCCCGCAGTTGCTCAAGGCGCACATGCTCCACGGTGGTCGTCAGCTGGATAGGCTGATCGTTCGGCGCCAGGTTGACGACCGGTTCCGCCTCCTCGAGGAACCAGTCAGGCACGCCGCACCATGAAAAAGCGATTGCCGCGCGGGTAGTGCTTCAGGTGAAAGCCGTGTGCGGCGTAGTGGGCGACCTGCCAGAAGTGGCGGATCTCGATTTTGGTCAGGGCGTCTGGGGCCCGTCTTTGAACAAAGCGCATGTCTTCCTCCTCTGCGGGTAAGCATGATTACCTATCTGGGCACGGAATGTCAACATGCTTACCTTCATGGGTGTACAAGGTTTGCGCTACTCTGGTCTCGAATCGGAGGAAACTGTAGTGAGTAAGCCGCTGGTATTCGTTCTACAGCTGATTGGCCTTGGGATGCTTTTTGCGGGCTACGCGAGCGATCCGAAGGACCCGTTCATGATCGTGATGGGCGTCGTGCTGGTTTTGGGCGGCGGCGTCGCGCTGCGCAAGCGCTTTAAGAAAGGCGGCTAGCCGGTTCGCAATTATGCCGGGCTTCTGGGTGGCATCGTGTGGTTGTCAGTATCGTCGTTGACGTCCAGACCAAACGCCGCAAGTATCTTGCGCAGTCGTTGACGATCTGTGGGTGACAGCTCGCGGTATTGTTCGAGCAGTGTGAGTTCTTCGGCGGTGATGTCGCCTGGCTGCCGTTGGTAATCAGGCGATTCATCTGCAACCCGTAGCGGCTGCGTTCCCGAAACCAGTTCGTCGAGCGTCATAGCAAAGGCCTTTGCTACCTTCACCAGGTTTGGGTTGCGGAGATTCTTTGTCGCCCCGCTTTCCCATTGCGACACCGCCTCACGCGAAACGCTGCAACGCTCTGCCAGGTCGGCCTGGCTCAGGCCGGCAGAGCGCCGCAATTCCTTAATCCTATCCCCAAGTAGATCACCCACACGGTAATTATACTTACCGTCAGAGTAAGCAAGTTGACCATCATACGTAAACATGTTTACTATCCACCCCATGACCAAGACAGAAGCGATCGAGATATTTGAGTCCGTGCCGAAGTTGGCGGCGGCGCTCGGTATTACGCGCCATGCCATCTACATGTGGCCGGATGAACTGCCGCAGGCGACCGTCGATCGAGTGAACGGGGCTGCGCTTCGACATGGCAAGAGCGTTACCGTTCCGCATCAACCACAGCCCGCCAGCTGATGTTTTTATTTGGCGGGACACGTCCTTACGAACGTTTGCGAATGCCTGGGTGGATGTCCGTATGACGTCGCAAGACGAGCTTTTCCACGAAGACTGGCGAGACGCACTGCGGCATGCAGTCAGCGCGCTAGGTGGGTTTGAAGCCGTCGGCATCGAAATATGGCCGGCGAAATCTCGCGCAGCGGCCGGGCGCTGGCTGTCTGACTGTCTCAACCCTGAGCGGCCGGCAAAACTCGACCTAGAAGAGATCGAGGCGATCCTGCGGATGGGGCGGGAGCACAGTGTGCATGCCGGGCTGCACATACTCTGCGATCGAATCGACTACGAGCGCCCCAGGCCATGTGCCGCGAAATCACGCGAGACGCTGATCCTCGAGGAGAAGGCCGTGATTGCAAGGCGCGAGGCGGAACTGTCGCGCGAGCTCGACGAGATACGGGGCAGGGGAGGCTCGATAGCCGCGGCAAGCTGACAACAATCTCCGTCCCTTTGGGAAAAACGGCGGAGACACGGGTCGGCCATTCCCCGCACGGCCGGTCCTTTTTTGGCCCCGGGCTGAACGCTCCGGCCCGGGGCGTTTTTAAGAGCGAACTGAGCGACGTAAGGGCCAACGATTGAGCGATTCAAACGAAACAGCGGTGGCCGGCAAGGTCAGAGCTCTTCTATTTGTGGTTGTAAGTTTGCCGGCTGATCGGTTCCAGTCAGCTGAAATCTCATCTTCTCGCGGTGCCGCACCGCTAATCCTCAAGTCAGTTCTGATCGCCCTGGTGGGTCACCTGAACCCGAGACGCAACGGCACCGAGGTCTGGCCATCGGTTGCCAGGCTGGTCGAATTGACCGGTCTCGGCGACAGCACGATCCGGCGGGCGATCCGCCAGCTTGAGGCTCTCCATCTGATCAAAATCCGATCCGATTCCGGTCGAACGTCGCTGTACACGATCAACGATCCGGTCATCAGGGGTCTCGCCAACCCCTGTCCCGGGGACAGGGGTGCAGAGGCTAACCCCGTTCCCGGGGACAGGGGTACCCCGTTCCCGGGGACAGGACACCCCGTTCCCGGGGACCGACGTAACAGTAAAAGAACAGCAAAGGGGAACAACAAAGGGATCTCTTCGATTAGCTGTTCCTCACCTGAAAGGTTGGTAGACGGGCCCCACCAGCGGAAGCTCGCCGTGCTCGGCCTGGTTGCCGAAGCGGCGGACAGGATGCGAAGTCCCGACCGGGAACAGCAAACGGGAAAGAAATCAGCTCAAGACCGGGAGGAAGCGCTGCGGGCGGCCGGTGCGGGTGGGACCAGGGAATGACATCGCTCGGACTCAATGGAAGACGAACTTTCGGGCGGGCGCCGGCACGCCGGCCAGAGGAGGAAGTCGGTGCGATGCTGGTCCGCTTCATGGATCTGCTCGTACTTCCTGATGGCACTCGGGCGGGCCCCTTGTTCGTGCACACACCGAACGGCGGCAAGCGCAGCCCGGTCGAGGCGGCGATACTCAAGGGTCAGGGCGTTCGTCCCGGCTGGCCCGACTACACGCTGTACATCGCTCGTATGCCGTATCACGGCCTGGTACTCGAGATCAAAGCAGAGTGCGGCAGCAAACCCACGACCAACCAGCTCGACAACCTGCAGCGCGCCCAGGAGCAGGGCTACCGCGCCGATGTCGCCTGGGGCTTTGACCAGGCCCGGGCTCAAATCGAAACCTATCTCGACCTTCCGGCGTGGCCGAATCAATGAGTAAGAACTTCGATGCATTGGCGGATGCCGACTTTGCGGAAATACGGCACCGCTACAACTGCGGCGAGACGATGGAGGTACTTGCTTCCGACTACGGTATCGGGCGGACGTCTGTGCTGCGCATCATCCGCCAGACAACCAAACCGACGAGCACACCGCAGCGCCGTACGGAACTCGACAATCAGGCGCGGGCGGCGTTGCTCGCAAGCTGGCGGGCGGTGAGGAACTAGCGTGGTCGGCAGGACGGAAGCAGCGGTCCCTGCAGAGAAACAGCGCATGGAGCGGATAAAGTTTTACACAGGATGCCTGCCGTCGATGCTGCGTGGATTCGACAACGGCCATTGCCAGGTCCATCACGTCCTGGACGGCGTGAGCGAGTGGCATCACGAAGGCCACACACACCCGGGTCGGGATCCGCGGTACATGGAGTGGCGGTTCGGTCCGAGCATGGCGAGAAACCCGCGGGCCTATCACGAAGCGTTCGGGAGCGAAGCTCAACTTCTTAATCTGCAGGACTTCGCGCTCGAGATATTCAAGGCGATCGGTTGGCCACAATTTGCGATGCCCCGCGAGGTTTCAGATCAGCTCAGGAAGTTTCATCGCGAGCAGAGGGCTTTTGGATGACTGTCGAGTTCAGTGTCGAGACGATTACACCGGCAAAAGCCAGGCAATACATCGAGAAGAACACCCGAAATCGCAAGCTGAGCAACTCGACAGTGAAACGCCTTGCTTCAGCTATAGACCGCGGTGAGTGGTGCATCAACGGCGAGGCGATAAAGTTCGACGAAACCGGCCGTTTGCTCGATGGTCAGCATCGATTGTCTGCCATTTTAATTGCCGGCAAGGCGATCGAAACCTGCGTTGTTCGTAATCTGGATCCTGACGTGTTCAATACTTTGGACGCCGGCAAGGCCAGAAACGCCGGCGATACGCTTTACGTATTGGACTACAAGAATCCGAATGCGTTGGCTGCCGCAGCGCGTAGCGTCTTCGCCTACGAGCGGAACTGGATATCGGGCAAAGGTGGCGCACGACGGATATCGAACAAGGAGGTTCTTGCCGTGGTCGAGCGCCACAAGGAACTGCCGCGGCTCGCCAACCAGTACATGCGCCGTCCGCTGTTCACTTCGCTCGTACCGCATAGTGTTGGCATGTTCGGCTTTTATCTGGCAGCGCAGATCAACCTCGAGCGGATGAGCGTTTCGTCCGAAACGCGCTACTTCGAGGAGGCGATCTACTTAAGGCTCCTGGCCTGGGGCGTATGGGTCGAGAACCGCACCAACCCCACCGACAGGATCGATGAAATATCCGGCGGCCTGCGGATTACGCCGAGCGTCAGAGACCGGCTGAATACGGTCAGGCATGGCCGGTTTCCGCACGAGATTGAGGCAGTAGAAAAGGCGGTTGCGGCGGTGATGCTCGGTCCGCACCCGGAACTCTACGAGTGCCTGCAGCTCTATTTCCTGAAGTGGATGACGATCGACGAAGTCGCGCGGGCGCTCGATCAGGACTACCGTCAGGTGGTTGACTCTCTACGGCGCGCAATTCGTGCCGTCTCTCGCACCTTGCCGGCGTGTGAGCGGGCGTGTTCGGCGGCGCGTGGCGAAAGACGATGCTGACCGTCGAAGATATCCTGGGCTCACTGACGGCGCGTGGTCAGTGGATCGACAACGGCCCGGGCGGGCATACCGACATGCGTGGGGTCATCGCAAAGCTCGAGTCGGCGATCGCCGAGCTCGACGGCGAGGTTATCCCGCGTTACGCGCGCCGGCAGAGCCAGGCGACGGCCGCTGGCACTGCGACGCGCTCGAGAAAGCGGACGTCCGGACTGGTCGAAATATCGAACTACGCCGTCTCAGGTATGCCTCGATTCGAGTGGGCGGCGCTCCGATGGGCGATCAGCGAGGAGGCTGACGCCTACGAGCAACTCCACGGGACACTGTTGAAGCTCGCGCGCCGGTCGTACGGCCGGGATCCGTTCTGGCCTCGCACCGTTCGCCGGAAGTGGCGCCTTGGCGAGCGCATACCGGCCGGGGATTACGTTCCCGACCTGGTCACGCTGACCCTGCTCGAGCTCCGCTGGCCAAATACTTACAGCACGCACACGCAGCGGGCGGACTGGTTCGGACTCAGTCCGTCGCACTGGCGAATCAAAATCGACGAGCCCTACGCCACGCTCCAGTCGCAGGCGTTTCTTTGGTTTGGTGGCGGCTGTACACACATCGCGAACCGCATCGGCGATCCGCAGACAGCCTGAAACGCCTAAAACGGCCAAAATAGTTGAAAAAAGTAGGGTAAACGGTACTATTCGCCATGCTACCGGAATTGCCGGTGCACCAAAGGCCCGCCTCGTGCGGGCTTGTCGTTGTCGCGGAGTAGAGCAGCGGCAGCTCGCCTGGCTCACTACCAGGAGGTCGCAGGTTCGAATCCTGTCTCCGCAACCATTTCCTTCAAACCCGCCGAGCGCGGGTTTTTTTGCCCCGGAGAAATCATGAAGAAGCTATTCGCGCTCGTCTCGCTCGTCTTGCTGATGGGACCGGCCTTTGCAGCAGACGTGACCATCGAGTACTCGTGGCCCGAGTCCTACTGCAACGGCGACCCGCTGGCGATCGGTGACATCCAGGCCGCCGAAATCTACATCAGCGAGTCGACCATCCCACGGAATTCGCCGGACGGCTGTACGGGTGCGGATGACGTGCCGCCGCCCTCGGCGATCTTGGCGACCGTCGACACACCGGATACGCAGGTAACCATCGACCTCGAATGCGGCAAGACGTACTTCATGGTCATGCGAGTGCAGGGCGCCGCCGGCGAGTGGTCAAATTTCAGCGGCGAGGCCGTGCGGGATGTGGGCTGCGGCAAGCCAAACATTCCGATCATCATCAGGATTACGTGAGGGGCGGTTATGAACAAGCCCATCTATGGAACTGTGAAACCGCCCGAATCCCTCGAGCCGGCGATAGATTCATTGTCGGGAAAGGGTCGCGCGTGGCTTGTCAGTCATTGCGAGGGTCGCCGAATTACCCCATCTGATGTCGCGAAGGCGGCAGACTACGAAAGAGGCGAGTTGAATGAGCAATCTTAAACTGTCGACCACGCTGCGCAACAATATCCTCGACGAGATCACCGGTTATGCTGGAGGCAGTGCCATCCTCAAGATTATGTCCGGCACGCAGCCAGCTGGCGGAGGGGCTGAAACGACTGTTCTGGCGCAGCTGACCTGCAATGCAACATTTGCGGCCGCGGCGGCGAGCGGCGTGCTGACCCTCAACAGCATCACGGCGGATAGTTCGGCCAACGCAAGCGGCACGGCAACTTGGTATCGCATCTACCAATCGGACGGAACGACGTTCGTTATGGATGGAGATGTTTCGACCACGGCTGCTGGCACAGGTGACTTGCAGCTGGACGATACGAGTATCGTACTCGGTGGCACTGTCGCGCTTGGCGGCCCGAACACGATCACGGCACCGAACGCGGCGTAAACCACTGTCATGGCCGACAGGGGCACGCCGAACGAAGGTCGGGACAACATCGTTTCCGAGCGGGTCTATACGACCGGCACGCTGGACCTTCGATGCTACGTCAACACGGCTGACAGTCTCGACGACGACACCGTGTTTGCGGATCTGACGGAGCCGACCGGCCCGGGTTACGCACCTATTCCGCTTAACGGTTCGTTCTCCGAGAATGATGGCGTCGTTCAGTACGATCATGGAACGCCGGACGACCCGGTATTCGAGAACACAGAGAGCGCGGGCGGCTCGAACTGGAGTCAACCCGTGACCGGAGTTGCGATTACGGACGGCACGTCTATTCTGCACTTTCAGGATCTTGCATCCGCCGTTACGATGACGCCCTCCAAGAAGCTGCGCGTCGACATCAGTTCGCTGATTGCATAGTCATGCCGATCACGATCAACGGAGCGGGCGACAATAGGCTTGGTCTGGCTCAATTCAGTCTTGGGTTGTTTAGTGCCGATATTGACGGTTCGCACGTCGCGCCGTCGAATCGAAGCGGCCTGTTGCCGACGTCACTCAGTGCGTTTTCTGTTGATCTGGAAGGCCAGTTCGGATCATCGGAGAACTTCGACGGTTCTTTAGCCTTCAGCATTAACGGGTTTGCGCCGCAGATTATAGGCAACCAGATACAGACGATTGACGGGTTGGCGTTTATTGGTCTTGGTGGCTTTACCCCTCTTCTGCAGGATGTCTCCGCGGCGGATTCCGACTTCGCACGCCGTATCGCAGGCCCCGGCGTTGTTTGGTATCACAACTTTCAGGCAGTTGAAGAGGTCGATCAGTTCCGTGAAGCCGGCAACCTATACATGGATCCGGACGACAATAATCAGAACATTGACGCTCAAGCGCCGGGCACAATAGTTTGGGACAGCACAGATAAGTTTTCAGGCGCCGGCAGCCTGAAAATGCTTCGCGCAGCGGGCGCCCAGGACAGTAAAAACTGGAATCGCCCGTTCTACCCCATAGCTGCCGGCGAGAACGGCAGGGCAACTGACGACCCCGCCAATGGTGGTACGCTCGCATTGCGCTCATGGGGCCCGCCGCTAAATCAAGAGCAAAGGTTCTATAGCGAGGGCACATATGGGCACGATTCGATGGGCTCGTGGGATGGCGACAAGTTCTTCATCCAGTTCAAGATGAAAACGACTGCCGCAAGGGCCTTGGCAGGCGGCGGCAAAATCACATACATTACGAACTCAAGGCGCTCCCTAACGCCTCAAGAGGTTGTTTTCCAACACAGTACTCTACTGGGTGGCGACGAGTTTAGTTGCTACACAGGGGGAAGTGGGACGCTTACGAACGACCTTCCTCCGGTTAATGGCGGCTCACCTATAACGCCGTGGGCTGAGAAGCCGAATTTCGATCAGTGGGACGAGTTTTTGTATGTTGTCGTTCCGGGCCAAGAAAACGACGATCTTGGTGTATCTCAGCCGGGTAGTGGCGGCTCCAACCGTGGCGATTCGAGGTTTCGAGTTTATCGCCGGGCGGATGGTGAAAACCACTATACAGAAATCTATAGGATGGATGAGTTGTCAACAGATTGGGGCAATCCATCAAGCTTTGGGCCGCAGGCTTGGCAGGCGCTTATCATTTCCGGCTACCAGAACGGCATCGACTTTCCGCAACAGTGGTCCTCAAACTTTGACGAAATCATTTTTTCTCGGCAATGGATACCTCCCGGCCGGGATGGTGCTGCGACGACGCTTGAAACCGAAGCAGGCAATTTGAATGCCGGCGAATACACGCTCGACCCTATTGCGATCAACGGCGACAGCAATCAGTGGGACATTTCGTGGCAGAACCGCACTGCGTTCTACGACGAAAACAGGGGCGAGATACAGTACATGGGCAAAGCCCAAGCGTCAGCTGGCGGCCGAAACCGCTCGCCGCATTTTATCTATAACGAGTACACGGGCTCCTGGACGACAATCGACACCAACGTAACGCCGAACTCTTACGGGCATATTTGGCTGTGCAGCTTCGACCACCAGTACGGCAACTACTACCACGTTCAGCAGAATCCGGCAGAAGGAGGCAACGTACAGCGGTTCTTGAAGTTCACACGTGGCGAATCGGCAACGCCGACCGATACGTGGAATCCGGTAAGCAACGCGGGGTTTAATGTGTGGAGCACGACCGCTACGCCGAATCCGGGCCTATGCTTTAACCCAAACTTATTCGGTTCTGGCAGACCTGGAGTTTTTTGCTTTGGTTGGGGGCAGTGGGCCGCGTGGAATGAGCTTGACGATACCTGGGTAGAAGGGGCCGACGTCGGCTACTCACAGTGGGGCTCTTTCCGTCAGGGCTCGACACTGTATGTTCCGGGCCTCGGTCTGATGCTTTGCGGTTCAGGAGATAAGCCAGGCTCGCCTTATCTAATCGGAGTGGAAGACGGCGACACTACCGGAACAGCTACTCGAGCGACGGCAAGTGTACCAGGTCAAGGCGTGGGTAACTTTTCGCCAAGCAGTAATACATACATGATGCTGCTTGATCCCCGCGACCGCACACAAAAGACGGTCATGCTGCTCCAGCGGGACGGCGGCAACGTCTACACAAGCAATGATCCAATGTCGGGTAACTGGACGCTCGAGACAGGGTTCGAGCATCCGTTTTACGACAACAACCCGTATCGCGACAACGGAGTTTACGACGAAGGTAGTTGGACCTGCTGTTCTCTGCCTCGCTATGGGTGTGTACTTGGCCTGAGCAGTAATGGACAGAATGGTGGAGGGAGGTTCGGCACACTCCTCTGGCGCCCCGGCGGGGTTAAGACGCTGGTATGAGTATCGAACCGAAAGGCTACCAGGAAGAAGTAACGCCGACCTCTACGGTGTACTCCGTGCCTGGCACTGGTACGCGATTCATCATGACTTTTTTCAGTTCGCAGGATATTCATATCCGAGTGCGGCATGTGAACGAACGAATGCTGCTCGACGAACAGCGTCGGATATTTCCAGTACGGCATCCGCATGACTGTTGGCTTACGTGGAATCGCACTCGCTACGGCATACCGCAGCATGAGCGCGATATTGAGTTCCTGGGCTTGTGGGCAAACTTTCTGTGGAAGACCGAGCAGCTAAATGGTTTTTACTTCCCGATCGATATTGCCGCGGGCGATAGAATATCAATGCTGACCGAAGCGGTGCGGTACATGGGTTTTGAACCGAACCTTCCAAAAATGCAGGTGTTCGCGTTTGCGTGGCAGCCAGTCGGGTCGAGTAAAGGGCCGGAGACGCCGCCGGACAAAGAAATACCAGGGCCGATCTACGCTGCATTGCAAGGCGCAGTCGAATGGTACGAGTACTACACAGAGGTATGGGGCGAACGTACAGACAGGTGTGCGAGCTTCGGGTCCGGGGACTTCTGATGGCTGTTACATATATTGATTTTGATGCTAGCGGTTCCCATTCCTACAAAAGGATATTTCCGTGCCAATAGCACCGGAAGGCACTCCCGTAGTCGTCGATTGCAGCGCCGGCAACACGACGGAGAACATCACTGTACCGGCCGGCGCAGAGATTGCCTTGGTGCAAATGTCATATTGGGACGCCGGGGCGAGTGCTGGACCGGTGAGTGCATGTTCGATTGGCGGTCAAGGTGCCGCGACTCCGCTAAATATAAACGCGACAGCCGCAGGGTTAAGTGGTCTGTTCGTCGGAGTGATAGTGTTATCGGGGAGTGGCACTCAAGAATTTGCGCTTGACTGGACGTCTGACGAAGCAATATCGGAGGGCGGGTACCCTTATATTTCATTTTGGTCGGGCGCCAGCGACACGCTAAGAGAAACACCGCAAAGTGACCGTGCTCTTGGCGGCACGACGGTTACGGCAACGCTTACAACGGAAACTGGCGATGTTTGCGTTACGCATTGCGAAGCGTTTCAGACGTCCACCATCGAAATGATCCTTGACACAATCACTGGTCAAGGAACGTCGCTGTTCGATTCCAGTGATCCGGGGGGCGACCAGGTGGTTGATGTAGACTACTTTGCGCGAACGCAAGCCAGTCACGTCATTACGTTGTCGAATTATGCTTATTCGTCGATCATCGGTGTCACTTTACAAGAGGGCACGCCCAGTGGTGGTGGTGGTGGCTCTTCGGCGCTTCCGCTACTAAATGCTTACTATCACGGATAAGGTGATGTAGATGCTGTTAGATATTGTAACCGCGGGAAGCGCAGACTATTCGTGCACGATTCGGATTGTGGATTCCGCGGACGGTACGCCGGAAATTGGCGTCGCTTTCAACACAGCAGGAATCGATCTCTGGTATCGTCGACCTGGCGGCGCTCATACATCGATCACCGAAGCGACGCAAACGGAGGGCGGCACGCACACGGACGGTGGATTCGTGCATATCTCCGATGGTTACTATCGGCTGGATCTGCCGGATGCGGCGGTGGCCAGCGGTGTCGATTACGTCGACGTCGGCGGCACAGTAACCGGCATGGTGGTGATCGGCGGGCGGATACGCATCTCGAGTGCTACTCGAGGTCTGGCAGGCACGGCATTGCCGAACGCAGCGGCTGATGCCGCGGGCGGACTGGTGATCTCCGATGCCGGCGGATTTGACATCGACGCCATCGCGACAAACCTGACAGCAGCCCTGGAAGACACGAACGAGCTGCAAGGCGACTGGGCGGACGGCGGGCGGCTCGACCAGTTGGTCGACGCGATCAAGGCAGTAACGGACAATCTGCCGAACTCCGGTGCATTGACAAGCCTAGCAACCGCAGCGAGTATCTCGGCCCTGAATAACATCTCTACGGCGCAGGTCAATGCCGAGGTGTCCGACGTACTCAAGACCGACACCATTTCGGAGATGGCGCAGGGAGCGCCGCCCGCTTCGCCAACGGCGTTCCAGATATTCAACTATCTGTACCGCGAGCTGGTCCGCAACAAGGTGGTAGTCGATACCGATTCGGCGAACCAAAAGCAGATATTTGCCGACGACGGCACGACGATCCTGTACGAGAAGGACCTGACCAATGCGAGCAACGTCACGACAGTAGCCGAAGCGACGACCGGGGCCTAACGTGTGGCCTGGACAGCGCAAGCATGGAGGTATTCTCTACTAGGGCTACCTGACCCAGCTCAATCGCTAGACGAGCAGCAGACGCAGCTGGCGCTCGCTGGCGTCGCGAACTCGTCCGACCTGGCATTCATCGTACCGTGGGACTACGACGAGTCCCTGACGCTAACCTTTACGCCGCTAGGTACGACGGGCTTTGACGTTACGACCCGGTACGCCATCGCCGGTGTTGCGGCGGTTGGTCTGGGCGACTCGATCAACCGGGATGGCGTCGTTGCGGCGACGCTGGCGACATTCGCCCCGGATCTCGACGGAACGTCGGTGCTGCCGACGTTTGAAGGCGATATAGCAGTAACACTGGCGGGGTTTTCGGCGAGTTTCACCGCCGAGTTTCAGAACCGGCTGTATTTCGACGTTGGCTATTCGATCACGCCAGCGTTCATCATCCATGAGCAGCCGGCACGATTCGGCGACCTGTCGGCAACGTTGGCGGGATTCTCGCTGGTGGCATCCGGTTCGGTCCTGCCGCCCGGAGCCATTGACGGTCAGGCTAACCTATCGGTAGCTGCATTTTCGACGGGTCTTACAGGCACGTTTACCGCGGCGCCGGCGAGAGATGGAAACATTGGCCTCGATATTGAGGTGTTCGGTGTTTCTTTGGCTGGTGTTTCAACACCGGCACAGTCAAATATCGGATTCGTCGCCGCGACGGTTGATGCATTGTCGACGAATTTCGACGGCACATTCGCGCCTTGGACAACTGACGGCGTTATTCTCGTTGCTGTCGATGCGTTTTCGGTTTCGATGGAAGGCGCGGTTATCAGCGCCGGCGCCAATGTCGGCCAACTGTCTGCGTCGATAGACGATCTGCTGGTTGGACTGTATGGGACCGCAAAGCAGTCAGACTCGCAGGCGTTAGCGTTTGTCGTGGAACCGGAAAGCCAAGTGTTTCGCGTTTCGCCCGAAAAACGCACTTTCGTCGTCACGCCTGGGCGCGGCGGTTTTGGACTTTAAGGCAGCGGAATATGGGATGTCAGATAATCCAGGAGGTGTGCAAGCGGGCTGGTGAGCGAAAGCGCTTTCCTGCGTTCGACTTGACCTCTTACTTTGCTCGCCTATGGCTGCAGGATTATCCGTTCGGTGCGGGTGTCCGAATTCGGCCGTCCTTCTTGGGTCAGGTTACCGGTCTTGAATACGAGTCGTCTGGCGGCATCAGCGGCCGCCGCGAGCCGCGCAACTGGCCTAAAGTAGCCGCACAGACGGTCACCGATGGAAATATCACGTGGACCGCATACGCGAAGACGAACGCGAGCCTTATCCATCGAATCAACTCGGTCAGCTACGACGTACCAAGCGGAATCACGCACCACGAGCTGTCAGCCATCGATACCCCAGGCGCCCAGCTGGTTGCCATTGAGGTGAGTAGTGGAACAGCTGGGCAGACTTACGATGTGATTGCCCAGGTGCAGGCGACGGCAGATGGGTCATCGTCACCGATCGTCGAGCTTGTCCTTCGCGTATCGGTTGAGTGATCCGTGTTTGAGGTCGTAACAGACATCGGCAACCTGCCGCGCGACATCCAGAAGTGGGACAAGAACCGCCGATTCGCCACGGCGGTAGGGATTACGTGGACTGGCCAGGACGTCAAGAAGGGCCTGCGCAAGGAGATGCAGAGTGTCTTCGACCGGCCAACACGATGGACGCTCAACTCGCTGTTCCTGAAGCCAGCAAAGCGCGATGACTGGAACGGCCTGGTGTTCTTCAAGGACTTCGCCCCCAAGGGAACGGCGGCCGGCGCGTACCTGGATCCGCAGATATCTGGCGGTGATCGGAAGCTAAAGCGATCGGAGCGACTGTTCCGGCGCAGAGGCTTCCTGGCTTCGGGCTTGTATCTCGTGCCGGGGCGAGACGCCAGGCTGAACGCTGCAGGAAACATCCCAAAGGGTCAGATCACGAAAGCGCTGTCAGACGTCGGCGCGCAATGGGACCCGCGCCAGAACACCTCGAGGAAGCGCGGCAAGTACTTCTGGCTGCCAGCGGCAGGGCGCAGGCTTGCAGGGGTTTACTGGAAACAGGGAGGTCAGCTCAAGTCTCTGCTGGTGGCAGTACGGGCCCCGATATACAGACGCCGGTTTGACTTCTACGCAACCGCTCGAACGATATCGAGGAAGCGATTGACCAAGAACATTCGCAAGGCAATCAACCGGTTCACGCGTTGAAGGCATTGTGCGCGGCAGGTCGGTTAACCTTCGCCATTTTCGTTATGGGTCCTTCCAGCGACATGCGATGTGCGGGTAATTCGAATCGCAGTGTCTCGGTATGTGCAGCCCGAAAATTTGATCAAGTTGGTTGATTGTCATGGCCAGGAAAAAGACTACTCGCGCACGCAAGCAGTCTCACTGGCTCAACCAGCGCGAGATGGCGAAGAGCATCGGCATCTCGGTAAATGCCTTTGCAAAGTGGGGGATCACGCCGGTTGCTAAGATCGGACGCGAGGCGTTCTACACCGTCGACGACGTGCTCGAGTTCTACACGGCACGCGAGCTCGCCAAGGTAGTCGAAACATACAACGAGCCAAGCGGGAAGATTCAAACCCTGTTAGACGATCCGGACCTCGCAGTTTTCGACCGAATTGAACTCCTGAAGGGACGAAAGCTCGAGTTGGAAAACGCGAGCCTTGAGCTTCGCAACCAAATACTCGAGGGAAAGAGCCTGCCGTCATGGGCGGTAACGGAGGTGCTGGCTCGGATTCTTTCGAGGGCCGGGGAGATCCTCGACGGCCTGCCACCGAAGATCCGCCGCCGCCACCCGAAGATCGACAAGCGAGTCGTCGAACTGATTCGGACCGAGACAATCAAGCTGATGAATGAGACGGCCAACTTGAGCGAGTACCTGGATGAAATCGTCGATAGCGTTGTCGCCGAAGCAGAGGAAAGAATTAGATAGTGCTGTCCGTGTAGCACTTGCCGCCATCCGTCGGCCGCCGCCGGTTACGGCGACGCAATGGGCCGACAAGCACTTCAAGCTGTCGCCGGAGTCGTCCTACGAGCGCGGCGATTGGGTTACCGCTCCGTACCAGGTCGCGATTCTCAATGCGATGTGTAACGACGACATCGCAGAGGTCAATTGGCAGAAGTCGGCCCGGGTCGGTTACACCAAGTGCATCTCGATCGCTATCGCCTACGCGATCGAGCAGAAGCACCGCAATGTCGCCGCGTGGAGTCCGGACGACGGATCTCGAGACCGCTTCAGCAAGAAGCACGTGGATTCGATGATCAGAGACGTGCTGCCGCTCCGGGACCTGTTTCCGTGGCTGAACAAGAAGGACAAGAACAACACGATCGATGCCAAGACGTTTTCGAATCAGCAAGTTCTTTACTTGTTGGGCGGCAAGGCGGCGAAGAATTACCGCGAGATCTCGGTCGACGTCGCGATCTACGACGAGCTGTCGAAGTTTGATCGCGATATCGAAAAAGAGGGTTCGCCAACGTTCCTCGGCGACAAGCGTCTCGAAGGCTCTGTTTTCAGCAAGTCTATTCGCGGCAGCACGCCGAAGACGAAAGGCGAGTGTCAGATTGAGGAGGCGTGTAGCGAGTCCGAGCTGATGCTCTATCGCTATATCCCGTGTCCGAAGTGTGGTCATCACCAGGTGCTGCAATTTGGCGGGCCGGACGTCGCTTTCGGCCTGAAATGGAATCACGACGTACCGAAAGAGCAGCAGGCGGATACGGCCTACTATCAATGCAGCGGCAAGAAAAGCTGCCGGTTCGATTACGCGGACTACCTGGAGGCGGATCATTCGGGGTACTGGGCCTCCGATACCGGTATTCGCACAGATGACGGCATTGAGTTCAAAAGTGCACGCAGAAAGAGGATATCGGCGCCGCACAGCGTAGCCTTTCATTGCTGGTCGGTTTACTCGCACTGGTCGCCCTGGTCGCGCATCGTCCGGGATTGGTACCGATCGCAAAAAAGTACCGAGTCGCTCAAGGTCTTCGTCAACACGACTCTCGGCGAGACATGGGAGGAGCCGGGCAGCAAGATCGAGCACGAGACGCTGTATCGGCGTCGAGAGACATACCGCAAGCCGGTACCCGCGGGCGTAAACGTTCTGACGGGAACCATCGACACCCAGGACGATCGGCTCGAGGTTCTCGTCACGGGCCACGGGAATGACAACGAGCGATGGAGCATTCAGCCGCACGTCATCCACGGCGATCCCGGCAAGAAGCTGGTCTGGCAGAAACTTGCCGAGTTCATCTATCGAGATTTCGAACACGAACTCGGCTACCTGATCAACGTGCCGCTCTGGCTTATCGACCAGGGCGGACACTACACGTCGGAGGTGCAGGACTTCTGCAAGCAGCACGAGGCACACGTCCGTCCGATCGTTGGTGAAAACCAATACGGCAAGCCGATCGTCAACGTCGTGCGTAAGCGCAACAACGACGGCGTTTTCCTGCACCGCATTGGCACCGACACGGCGAAGACGTTGATAGCAAGCCAGCTATCGACGTTGGAGCCGGGGCCGAACTACATCCACTTTCCGCTCAACGACGAGCACGACGAGGAGTACTTCAGGCAGCTGTGCGCGCCGCGGCGGATAACGAAGAAGGTTCGCGGCCGGATGATCAGGGTCTGGGACGAAGGCAGCCGGCGCAATGAGATTTCGGACCTCTGGGTTTACTCACTCGCCTGTTTGCGGGTACTGCAGATGTTGACCGGCCTGGACATGAATGGATTTGCGGTCCGCTCGAAGGAGCTGGCACACGCAGCAAAAAGCGAAGCGCCAAAACCGTCAACGACGAGAAAGCGGCGCATGAGGAGTAAGGGCGTTGGTAGTTGAGACCTACACGGCACAGCTTGAGCGCGTACAGGCGGCCATTGCGGCAATCGAGGCCGGCGCGCAGCAGTATACGATTCAGACACCGAACGGACAGCGTGTCGTGCGTCGAGCTGAGCTTGCGACGCTCTACAAGCGCGAGTCGGAACTGCGGGTCAAGGCGTCGCGGGAGCAGGCCGGCGTATCCGGACCGCGTGTCCGCTACGGAGTGAAGGTGTGAGCCGCCGCCGAATCGACGTCGAAATGACCTGGCTCGATCGAGTGATTGGCCATTTTTCGCCCGAAAACGGACTTCGCCGAACGCAGGCCCGGTATCAGATGGCGGTCGCTGAGGCGTACATCGGCGGGTCAAGGCGCAGGAAGCCGACGCGCGGATGGCGACATTCACACGGTGATGCTGACACGGATATCTTGCCGGACCTTCCGACGCTGAGAGAGCGTTCACGCGACCTTGTCCGCAACACGCCGATCGCGACCGGCGCGATCAACACGAAGGTCACGAACATCGTCGGCGGCGGATTGCGGCTGCAGTGTCGCGTCGATCGGGACTTTCTCGGCATGGACGAGGACGAGGCGGACGAGTGGGAGCGGAACACGCAGCGCGAGTTCAGTCTCTGGGCCAGCAGCCAGGAATGCTCGATTACGCGCGACGCCAACCTGTACGAGATGCAGGATTTGGTTTTTCGGTCAACACTGGAAAACGGCGACGTCTTTGTTCTGATGCCGCTTGTCGAACGTCAGCGCATCCCATATCGGCTGGCGTTGAACCTGATCGAAGCTGATCGGGTATGCAACGAAAGCAACGCCGCGGACAAACCGAACCTTGCGGGCGGTATTGAGCGCGACGAGCGGGGGACGCCGACCATAGTACATATCCTGAATGGCCACCCGGGGAATCCGTACTCGTCGCAATCGACATGGAAAAAGGTGCGGATGTTCGGCGCGCGGACGGGACGCCGCAATGTGCTGCACATCTACCGCAAGCTCCGAATTGGTCAATCCCGGGGTGTACCCGACCTGGCGCCGGTCATCGAAGCGCTGAAGCAGCTCAGCGACTACACGGAGGCGGAGATACAGGCAGCCGTGGTGTCCGGGCTTCTGACCGTCTTTGTGAAGTCCGACGGTGGAATAAACCCGCTCGAGGTAGGCAGCGCCGAGGGTATATCCAGTGCGGAGTCGGACGAAGTCAAGCTGGGTTCCGGGGCGATTATTGATCTCGCCGACAACGAAAGCATCGAGACCGTCAATCCGTCTCGACCGAATACGGCCTACGACCCGTTTGTCATGTCGGTTCTGCGGCAGATCGGCGTAGCACTCGAGCTTCCGTTTGAGTTGCTGATCATGCACTTCACAGCATCCTACAGTGCGTCGCGGGCGGCCCTCGAGCTGGCATGGAAGTTTTTCCGATCGAGGCGGGAATTCCTTATCGGGAAGTTCTGCATGCCGGTTTACGAGGAGTGGATGACTGAGGCGGTCGAACTCGGTCGTATCGCGGCACCGGGTTTTTTGGATGGAGACCCCGCGGTCCGAGCTGCCTATCTGGGCTGCAGTTGGACTGGACCAGCGAAAGGTCACATTCAGCCTTTGCAGGAAATAAAGGCGGAGGTTGAAGCGTATGCACTCGGCACGAAGACGCTGGACCGCATCACTGCCGAAGCGACCGGTGAGGACTGGGAGAGCGTGCACCGTCAGCGCACGAAGGAACTCCGGATGATCAGGCGCGACCAGGCGGACGTGGGAAGCCCGGCCTCCGCCTCAAGTGATGAGGAGCCGGACGATCCCGACGAAATGGACGAGCCGGAACAGGACGACGAAGGCACGGATACCGACGAGCAGCGCGAGGAAGACCAAGAGTGAAGATTATAGATGTGCTTTCGGCGCCCTGGGCCATCATTCCGGAGCGTCTCGACGAGATTACCGAGATCTATTCCACGCATCTGCGCGGCGAGAAGATCGATATCGAGAAGGTCGAGGCGCGGCTCGGCGTTCCGCTTTCGAACGACGAAAAAGGCTACGACGTCATTAAAGGCGTTGCAATAGTCCCGATTGAAGGCGTCATTGCCAAGAAAATGAACCTTTTCAGCCAGATTTCGGGCGGATGCTCAACGCAGCTGGTAGAGCGCGATATTCGTCAGGCACTGGCGGATGACGATGTGCACTCGATCGTGCTGCACCTGGATACTCCGGGCGGGTCCGTAGACGGGACGGCCGAGCTCGGCGAGGTCGTGTTCGAAGCACGGGGACAGAAGCGAGTCGTCGCACTGGCTGATGGCCTGATGGCTTCGGCCGGCGTCTGGATAGGCTCGGCCGCCGAGTACGTCTTCATGACCGGCCCGACTACGCACGTCGGCTCAATTGGTGTTGTCACGCAGCACGTCGATTACTCCGAGGCTTACAAAAACGCCGGCATCAAGGTCACCGAGATCTACGCCGGCAAATACAAGCGGATCCACAGCTCGTACAAGCCGCTTTCCAAGGAGGGTAAGGCCACGCTGCAGGACGACGTGGACTACCTCTATTCGATGTTCGTCGACGTCGTTGCGAAGCACCGCGGTACGACGTCGGACGATGTTCTCAAGCGGATGGCTGATGGACGCATGTTTATCGGCCAGCGTGCTATCGATGCTGGTCTCGTGGACGGTGTTGCCACGCTGGACCAGCTCATTGAAGCGCTGAGCGATGATGACGCGTTTCAAGCCCTCGCGGCCGGTGCTGCCGCAATCGATGTTTCGCGCGAAACGCGAGACGAATCTCAAACGACAGAAATACAGGAGTCCGATATGGACCTGAAAACGTTGAAGGAGAAGCACCCGGAGGTGTTTGCCGAGGCCCGCAAGGAGGGTTTCGACGAAGGCCGCGCCGAGGGCTTCGAAGCTGGCAAGGCAGATGGCCGTACCGAGGGTGAGAGCTCCGGCGCCGATGCTGAGCGCGAGCGAATCCAGGACGTCGAAGCGCAGTCAATGCCGGGGCACGAGAAGTTGATCTCGTCGCTCAAGTTTGACGGCAAGACGACCGGCCCACAGGCGGCGGTAGCCGTCCTGAATGCCGAAAGGGAAAAGCGCGCGTCGTCCAAGGCAGATCGTGCCGAGGACGCGCAGGATCTCGACGACGTCAAGGCGTCGGGCGATCTCGATGTTCCGCAGCCGCGCGAGTCGGCTACGGACGCGCAGTCCCTCAAGGCGAAATGGGACGCCGACGCAAATCTCCGTGCGGAGTTCGCTGACGACTTCGAGTCGTATGCCGCATTCATGAAAAACGAGAAGAGGGCAAGGGTCCTCGGAGGTAAGAGCTGATGGAACTTTCCGCAAACACGCCTCGCGACTACCAGGTCGGCGAGAAAGAGGCCTATCCGGTCGCCGCTTCGGAGGTGATCTACGAGGGCGCCGCGGTCGGTGAGAACGCCGCCGGCTACGCCCGAGCTCTGCAGGCAGGGGACAAGTTCCTCGGCTTTGCCGAGTTCAAGGCCGATAACACTTCCGGCGCCGCGGGCGCGATCAGGGCCGAGGTCAAGACGAAGGGCAGGGTGCGGCTGACGGTTGTCGGTTCGGCCATCACTTCGAACGATCGACCGGCTGTCTACGCAAGTGACGACGGAACGTTCACGCTGACCGTCGGCAGCAACTCCAAAATCGGCTACGTGTCTCGCTGGATTTCCGGCACCGACTGCGTGGTCGAGTTCGACGCGAGGGGGATTTAATCATGATCGACAGGATCACAAGTCGAGCGGTCATCGGCCGCTTCTATCGAACCCTCGAGCAGGACGCCGGCATCGGCTGGGTCGACCCGGTTTCCATGTACTTCCGCTCCGACCAGGAGTCGGAAGAATACGCCTGGCTCGGCCAGACTCCGGCGATGCGCGAATGGGTCGGCGGCCGGCACGCGAAGGGCTTCAACGAGAACAAGATCCTCGTGAAGAACAAGCATTTCGAGGCGACCCTCGAGGTGCCGGTCCGGCACATGCGGCGCGACAAATCGGGCCAGGTGATGACCCGTATCGACGAGCTCGCAATGCGGGCCAACGCGCACTGGGCCACTCTCTTGAGCACGCTGATCATCGGCGGCGAAAGCACGGTCTGCTACGACGGCCAGTTCTTCTTCGACACCGTTCACGAGGAAGGCGACAGCGGTTCGCAGTCGAACGACATCAGCGCCGATATTTCCGGCTACCCGACCGGCATTCACGGTACTCCGGCGAAGCCATCCGTAGCCGAAATGCAGCACGCGATCATGGACGGCCTGCAGCAGCTCGCGCGGGTACGCGACGACCAGGGCGAACCGATGAACGAGACGGCGCGACGGTTCGTCGTCATCACGCCGAGCTCGCTGTACACGATAGCTTCGCAGGCGATAAAAACGCCGAGCGGTACGACTCTTGAGCAGCTCGGCCTGCCGGAAGACTACGAGGTGTCAGTCGCGCAGAACGTCCGCCTCGACACCTGGACCGACAAGTTCGCCATCTTCCGCACAGATGGACGGGTCAAGCCGTTCATTCGGCAGGAAGAGGACGGGCTCAGCCTCAAGGCGAAGGCCGAGGGCTCCGATTTCGAGTTCGACAACGACGTGCATCAGTACGTCGTCGACACCTGGCGCGAGGTCGCCTATGGCTACTGGCAGCACGCCTGCCTCGTCAATCTGATCTGATCTGGGAGAGTCCTGTGAGTGAAACGAATGCGTCGATTCTGAAGCCCGAGTGGTGGTCGCCCGAAACCGACGACGATCACGTCGCAACCCAGCGATTTCAAATCCGCGCACTCTCGGCTATCGATCTGCTCGAGCTGATGACCCTTGGCGAGATGGCAGGCGGCGCCTTCAAGACGTCACACGCCGGCAAGGTATTCCTCATCCGCCGCGGCTTGAAGGACTGGGACGGCGTGCGGGACCTGGATGACGGCAAGGAGCTGCCTTTCGTTCTCGATCGAGCGTTTGAGGATCTCTCAGCGGAGACCCTCTTCGACCTGGCCTCTGCGATCTTCGCGAAGGCGACGGCCGCCGACGAGTACAAACAGAGTCTTACCCGGGCCAAGAAACCGGACGATCCGCCCGCCGCCGCCTGATGGTCGCCGACGCGAAATACACATTCCAGATCCTCGGCTCGGACCGGACGAAGGCCGCATTCGCGTCGCTCCACAAATCGATCCGGAGCACGGTGAACGCGGCCGGCGCGCTCGGTGCGGGCGTTGCCGCAGGCCTGGCCGTCATGGTCACGCAATCGATCCGGGCCAACACCGAGATGAGCCGACTCGCGCAGTCGGTCGGCGTCGGCACGGAGACGCTCAGTGAGTGGTCGCACGCGGCGGGTACGGTTGAAGTCGCGGGCGATAAGGTCGCCGATATCTTCAAGGACGTGAGCGACAAGATTGGCGACCTGGCGACCACCGGCGGTGGTCCGGCCGCGGCCGTCTTCGATCGCCTAAATCTCAGCGCAAGCCAGCTCGTCGCGCTCAAGCCAGATCAACAGCTGCTCGCGATCGCCGGCGCCCTCGACCAGGTGAAGTCGCGGTCGGAAAGAGTCTTCCTGCTCGAGTCCTTGGCAAGCGACGCCAGCAATCTCCTGCCGATCCTAGAGGACGGCGCTGAGGGCCTCCGCGAGCTCGCCGAAGAGGCCGAAGCCCTGGGCGTGTCGATCACCGATATCGACGCCGCGAAGCTCGAAGCTGCGAACCGCTCGTTTGAGCGCATCCAGAGCGTTGCAACCGGCCTCGCCAACAAGGTCGCGGTCGAGGTCGCGCCGGTAATTGAGGTGCTGGCGGAGAAGTTCGTCGCGACGGCGATCGAAGGCGACCGCCTCGGCAAGGCAGTGAGCAAAGGGTTCGAGCTCGGCACCAAGGGAGCGGCGACGCTCGCGAACGGAGTCCACGGCGTCCGCGTGGTCGTGAAAGGCCTCGAGGTACTCGCACGCGGTGCGTTCGCGGTGATGACCGAGGGCGTGTCTCGGCTCGCGACGCTCATCGGCGACGACGTCCGCAATGCGATCATCGGCGGCTTCTTCACGCCATTGAAATCGACGCTCAGGCTGTTGTCGAAGGTCAGCGGCGCGTTCGGCGAGATGCTTGCCGACGTCCAGGCCGTCGAGGATCGACTGAAAGAATCTGGCACGGCGGCGTTCGAGAACCTGGCGTCGCGTCATGCCGAGAAATTCCGTGAGGCGCAGGACGAGTTCGCAACGTTGCTGGCCGCCGAGCTGCCGGGTCAGGTGATCACTCGGAGCCTCGACGCGATCACGGCCGAGGCGGAGCGGCGGGCAGAGGCCTCCGTTGCCAAGCTGGCAGCCCGGGTGCAGGCGCCGCCCGAGCAAACCGTAGCGGAGGATGCGGCGGGCCAGGAGGCGGCTCAGCGGGAGCGCGAGAAATTGCAGGCACGCCTGGCGCGGCTCGATGGGCAATACTTAACAGAGACGCAGAAGCTCCGGCAAAAGCTCGCCGACGAGATCCTCATCATCGGCGAGGCCGAGCAGGCGAAACTGATTACCGAACAGGACGCCGCCAACCGCCGGCTGCGGGCGCTTGAAGCGTTCAACAAGTCGAAAATCGACCTCGAGAAAAAGAGCTCCAAGACGGTACAGAGTGTGCTGCAGTCGACGGCATCGTTCGCCCAGGCCTTCCAGGCGGCGGGCAGTGAGAAACTTTTCAGGGTCCAAAGAGCGGCAGCGCTTGCGCAGGCGGCCGTAGAGCTCCCCCCGGCCATCATTGCCTCGTACAAGAACGCCGGCGGCTTCCCGCTAGGAATACCTGCGGCGGCAGCGATGGCGGCGGCCGGCGCGGCTCAGATTGCCGCAATCAAGGCGCAATCGATCGGCTCAGGCGGCGGGAGCGCGCCGCTGGCTGCCGGCGCCGGCAGCGGGCCCATACCGACACCGAGCGCGCTGCCCGCCGGCAACCTCCAGCGCGTAACCGCGGGTTTCGAGAGAAACGAGGAGCAGCGGCCGCCGACGATCGTGCAGTTCAACGTCTCCGGCGACATCATCGGCGACGCGGCCGAGAACCTCCTGGACCGCATGCGGACGCTGATCGAGGATAACGACGCGGTGCTGTTCACGGCCGGGTCGCGCCAGGCGCTGGAGATCGCGGGCGGCTGAGAACCACGCCGCAAGGATACGGGCGCGAGCTATCCGCCGCGCCGGCGAGCTGATTGAGGCGCACCCGCCGCAGGCTGGCCGAAGAATTGGGGGAGGCGGCGACCCTAATTCCAGAAGACAGGCCGCCCGCGACGCCGGCATGTCCGAACGCCAGCAGAAGCAAGCCCAGCGAGTCGCCCGCGTTCCCGAGTCTGATTTCAACGACCAGGTCGAGAGCGACAGGCCTCCGACAGTCACTGCTTTAGCCAGTCAGTGGGGGAGGCACTCACCCCGCTGGCAAGCATTCAAAACGCAAGGCGGCGGCGACAGAGGCGGCGGGGGTGGTGCATCCCCTTCCGCGCGGATGCACGCAGCCCGCGACGCCGGCATGGGAATTCTGCAGACGATCACGAGGAACCGGGGTAGAGACCGGCTGGCGCGCACGCGTTCGTGAATCAGAACTCAAGCTGCTCCCGAACGATTAACCTGCCGGCCGCCACGCGCCTAAAGTAGGTGCCTTCGGAAATCCTAAGCAACACCGCGCGCGCCTTTTGGCGCGAATCACGGCAGCGCTCGCCGCCGACGAGACCGAGATAGTAGGCTTCAAACGCGCGGCGAATGTTGGCCGGCATGTCGTTAACGATCGCCTGCACCCGCTCGGCGTCGGCGAGCCGTTGGAGCGGTTCGAAAGGGGCCCCCAGGCCGGCGCGCGGATGGAGAATATTCACCGTCGGATAGTTCAGCCCTCCCGAATCGACATCCGTTCTGACGCGTCGCCAGGTTCGGAGCATAGCGAGGGCGACGGACTCGGCGACCGGCAT